AAAAAATCTACTTCTGGCTCTTTTTCAATAGGTTGTTGCCTAGAGGAGAGGTTTTGCTTAATGAGTTCATCTGCTAGCTTTCGCACTTCCCCAACTTCCTGCGCTTGCTTTCCAATCAGCTTCTCAGCTTCTTGGTGCATCTTGACCACTTCTTCCAAAGATTTTTGCCTGTATTTTTCAGGCATCTCGGACAAGGGTTCTACAACAGGTAGTTGCTTCTTTTGCTCGACTGCATCTAACTCACTTAGCGACTCATCTTCATTGTCAATCAACATATTTCTTCCTTTTCCTGCCGTTCATCGGTTCTAGGACATTCAACTCGGCATTTCTGCTTATGAGTTGTGCTTTTGCTCCCACTTCAGTTGATCTAGGTGTTTTTTCTCGAACTTCCCATGCTCTGATGGGAAAGAACCAGACCACCCTTCTAACTTAAAGTTAGGAGCAGATAAAGTGCGGTTGGCTGTTTCTCCGCATTCACACCTAAAACTCATCAACTCATAATTGACAAGTCTTTCGGTTTTATGCCCGTTTGCACAGGCAAAATCAAACATTCTTTTCATTCAATTCCTCAAAGGCTCTTTCGCTGACCTCTTTCAAGGTTTTCAGCCAAGTCAAAATGGAAAGTTCACCTTTTTTGAACATTAAGGTCTTTTCATCAGGAATAACGCTCAGATTATTAAGCGACTCTATCATATTGTCAATATCAATAGTCAAATCCTTCCAACCCTCTGTTGACATCATGTCAAAGCGGTCGGTGTAGTACTTTTCAAGTTCTGGACTCATGGTGCGACAGGCCACTCAATAGTCCAAGGAAATCCTGCCTGAGATGGCACATCCCGCAAGGCTTGGCAGTAATCCTTCCATTCCTGTGAGGGTGTCATATCACTGCGAAACCGCCAATCGGTTTCAGCTAACTTGGTATCCCTAGAAGCACGAACAGACTTGGCTTGTTCTGCATCTTTGGCGGCTTTGTAAGCGGCTTCATTCTGAGCAGCAGTGGTGACATTACCTTCAGCATCTGTGGTGTCAAAGAATGATGGGCCAAGATTCCACTTGGTGTACCACTTGCCCTCAATCTGCTCAATCCCGCCATAGACTGAGTATTGGTAGACAGTGCCACCTGTGGCTTGTGGGCCTTCAAAGATAACATCAGCACCCAAGGCTTCTAGCACCTCAGTTGTTGTTGTCTCCCATGTAGGGCCGCCATTGGCTTTTGTGTATGCACGAAACTCTGATTCGTACATTACTTGCCCGTCATTTGTTCGTATTTGCATGATGTTTCCTTATGCGATTGCCAAGTAAGACCAACCAGACTTCTGATGGCGGCATCGCCACTGGATAGTCACTGCTGGAATGTTTAACGCTTTTGATGCCTCTGTTGTAGAACCAAAAACACCTAAAGGACAAATTACAGTTTTTGCTCGATAGTTATTTGCACCACCAACGGCAATGGACATTTTAGTTTTTACTTCTGGTCTGTGCATTGGGTTTTTATCACCTAATGACCAAGGATGAGATTGACCTTTATTTGATGCAGATATTTTGTTTCTTGTTTCAATAGTAATCTCTTTACTCAAATTACCATCTCTGACGTTTTCTTCTGTAACACCACAAAAAACATTGTCAACAGAATAAGGCCCAATATCGCCATACCTACGCATCACATATTGCCCACGCAGTTTCCCACGTTGCTCCCATTTACCTGTTGCAATCCACCAATCTTTCCATTCATCAAATGTGAATAGAAATTCAACACCACGCATCTTTGCGTTGCTCTTGTGTTGGGTGTAACGCTTGAGGTATATATCTTTTGTCATGCTCAACTCACCGCCAAAAAAATGAATGTGCCACCATTGGCGTTAATAGCGGCTGGGGCTGTGCTACTAATCTCAAACCCTGCGCTATAGGTGTCAACGTAGTCAGTGTTTGTTACTTCAGCGGCTGCGCTGTTGAGCAAGAGATAGGGGTCGTTACCAGCAACAATTCCTCTGGCAGAGTCCCACACATACCAATCACCAGTTGAATCAGTGCGCTTTATGAGTACAAACCTAGCCCCCGCTGTGAAGCCACAATCAATTTGCTTGGTTGTTCCCGTTCCTGTGTATGAGCCTACTTTAGAAACACCAGCACAGGTTGCGAATAGATAGGCGACATAGTTAATTGCTGAACTATTCAGATTACTAACATAAGTTCTGCTTATAGTTAATGCCGTTGAGGACAGTGAAAATGCAGGGCCACCATCATTGCTTTGAGCATAGTTTCTATTTAAATAAATGCTATTACCTGAAGATAATCCCGCTTGATATACAAACCAATCCAGGGTGCTATCACGACCTTTAATAATTACCATCTCAGGTATTGCAGAAAGATTGTGATTGATTACTTGCCCATTTGCACCCGTCCCCGTATAGCAAACCTCATCAAAAAACGATGGGGCTCTTCTGAAGTTCCAGTTGGCATATGTAACGCCTGATGCATTTACTCCATAGTTTGCACCATCAGTGCCAAGAATAACGCCCTGCATAGCATCAAACCCAGTAACAGTATTTGAGGCGGCAAATTCGGCGTCTGTGGATGCACTAAAAATGTCTTTTGTTCTGTCTCTCAACCGATCAAACCAGTTTGCCCCAAAATAAGAACTCAATGTCCGTTCCTGAGAAATATACAAATCTGGAGGAAAGCCTGCGGACGTGAGCGTTGTTGCGCTGCCTGTACCTGTACGTGCCACAGGCGTAAACACACTCGTACCCAACGTAGGCACTTTCATCGGGCCACGGCGTATGGCTATGTAGATGTAGGTGGTTGATGCGTCTAATTGACCATTGACTGCCGCAAATCCTGTAGAACTTGGAGATAAATAAGAGTTTCCTGTTGCAGCTTCTGCGTTTGATAAATTTGGGAATAAAATTCCACGACCTGTTAAATTAAAGGCCCTCATGTTGTCTTCAATGTACCAATTTTGTGTAGTAGTTGATGACTTGACCATCAACCACTGTGGCTCATACCCAAGACTAACAGTAGCATTACCACTACCATCAGTAGTAAACGACCCACAGCTAATCACATTGTCCGTACCCGTCAGGCCAAAGCCCCCTGCGTCATGGGCGAATAGGTAGGCAATGTAGGTTTCATCAACGCCATTAGTATCGTAATCACTACCAACAGTAAACTGTGTTGAGGTTGGGGCGGTATTATTCCAAGGAGTTGAGCTTGTTGTTTCTCCGGTTGTTTGGTTTAATCTTAAATACTTTGTAGCGCCCAAAGACCTATGGTACACACTCCAAATGCTTGGCCCTGATACACTTTTAACAATAATACAACCCGGAACAGAACCAAGATTGTGATTTACTGCAAGGTTTGAAAAAGTCCCTGTATAAGTCACAACATCAAAGAACTTTGGTTGTTTGCGGAATGTCCATGAGGCGTAGTTGACAGCACTATTATTAAACAATGAGTTACCAATAGAAAAACCTGTGGTATTAAAAGCAGTCAAACTATTGGCTGAAGTTACTTGTGCGCTAGTAGCATCAGACCTAATGTAATTATTAACGCCTCTAGCTGTATCATACAAAAAATGACTTCCAGCATCCCTAGATTTAATCCAAACCAATCCACCTTTAGTAGACAAGTCAACACCATTAGTAATTGTCTGTGTGGAGCCATTACCCGTGTATAGCCACGTACTCATGACATCCTCAATGTAGTTAGGCACAACAGCGACACCACCACCAAAGGCATCGTAACTAGCCGCACCGCTTGTAGCTTGTAATGGCATGGTTTACGCCTTAAATTGTGTGTTGCTTGCCAAGACAGTAAAGGCTGCACTGCCTGTTTTGATGATGAGGTAGCGGTAACTGTCAATGCCACTTGCATTACCCGCAGTGGGCGCACCACCTAACCAGCGTGTAGTCACACCTGATGTAGTGCCATCAACTTGCACAGCAGAGTTGTAGTAAGCAGTAGCACCTTGAGTCACCAAGAAAGCCACAGTCATTGACTGACCTGTACTCATCAATGTATTCAACGATGTGCCGCTAGAGCCTCTGAAGTTAACTGTCCAGTTAGCACTTGCGTTGCTTGTGTAGTACAAGACTGACTGAGTGGTGATGTCGTAGTTAATGGTTCCAGTAGCTGCTGTCGCAGAAACTGTTGCTACCTCTGCCGCATCGTTTAGAACCATTGCTGTTTTTGATGATGATCCTGAGAATGTTTGTGTTCCTGTGAAAGTGTTGTCTGCAGATGCAGATAAACCAGAACTAGGTGTTACCCAAGTTGGTGCGCCAACTCCATTTGTTTGCAAGACCTGACCGCTAGTGCCAACTGCCAACATTTGAGTTGTGCCACTTGCTGATTGATAAGGAATTGTCCCGTTTGATCCACCAGCAAGGTTTGTTGCTGTAGTTGCTGTACTTGCACTTGTTAGAATTGTGCCACTGGTTGATGGCAAAGTAAGCGTTGTAGTTCCAGCCACCGATGGGGCTTGTAGAGTTACAGTCCCTGACGTAGTTCCAGAAATATCAATCGCATTAGCTTTTAGGGTTACTGACGTTGCCATATTTTTCCTTTATGGTGTTCCATTTGCAACAATATTAGTTGCTGATGTAATTACCCCAGTTGAAGACATTGATGCAATTGTAGTTGCACCATACTTAAATATCAACTTCCCGCCCGATTCTTCAATTGTGAAGTTTGTTGTTGTAAGAGAGCTTACAGATGGTGTTTGCCATGATGTACTTGTCCCATCAGTCTTTAAAAACTTTCCAGAATTGCTTGTTTGAGAAGGTAGGGTTGTACCAGCACCCCCAGAAGTCACAAGTTTAATTCTTTCTTGTAACTCAGGAGCCACAACCTCCCCAACATTGATTTGCTGACCCGTAGATAGGGTAATGACCAACGATCCATCAAAGTCAATTTGGGCATTTAAGACAGAAACACCATCTTTTCCATCTAATCCGTCTTTTCCATCCCGACCATCCCGACCATTCTTACCATCTACGCCTTGTCTACCATCAGCACCTTTTTCGCCTTTGTCGCCCTTGTCCCCTTTTTGTGGAACTATGGCTTTGGCAATCTCTAGTTGGGTAGAAACTTTGTTTTCCATGACTTTGATAGCCTCAACTATCAAATCAACATTGTCTTGAACAGCCTTTTCTTCTTGCTGGCGCATTGCCACAAGAGTTTCTTCCATAGCATTTATAGCATATAACTTCTCATCAAAAGATGAGTCTGCTGACTCTATGCTTTTGATAAGTTCTTTTATATTAGCCATTCTTCAATCCATCTGTAAGCCTTGCTAGGAAATCTTGTTTGACTTTATTTTGTGAGTCAACTTTATCAGCCATTTGCAATTCAACAATCTTACTCTTATTCTTAATATCAGCCTCTTTAAGCATCAATTCAGCAATCTTGACCCGCTTGTCAAACTCTTTAGATGCTTGGTCATCCTCATTTGGAAGGTTCTTGGTAATTGCTGCCATGTTCTTTGCCTGTACTTCTTGAGGCATTAACTGCGCCTCAACAGACAATTTGATAGCTTCAGCCTTGTTTTGCTCTGCTTGGCTAGTTTGCACAGCAATATTGGCTTGTGCAGCTTGCATTGCTAACTCTGCTTGCATCTGTTGCATCTGTTGTGCTTGCGGATCAGGCTTACTCATCTCATCCAGAGCCGCCATCATCTCGTATCTGTTGCTCAAACTTGAGTTAGCAATGATTCCTTTGAGAATTACAGGTAAAACAGGTGTATTTGGGCCAAGAGTCTGCAACAAACCAATGAATTGCTGTTGTTCGTACTCACGAGCAATAATTCCAAGGGTAGCAGTGGGTATGAAGTTCATGTCTACTGAAGGGTAACGCTCTGGATCAAACTGCATGAACCTGAAAGCCGCCTTTTTGATGAACGGCACAAGGAAATCTTCTTGGAAGTTGACCAATGTACGCTTGTACTTCTTGATGATGGAGGCAACAGCCATCGACATACCGCCACCATCACGGCTAGATTGGGTAACCATGCCGTTAGAGTCAAGAGTGCCAGTAGCCTGTAGCAACATACGCTCAAAATCTTTGGCAGTTGCTAGGTTATTGGGGTCACTCTGACCAAACTTGAATGGATACAGGATTTCATTGGGGTTGCCATTGGTGAGAATAGCTTTACCAGCCTTAATCTCAAACTTCATGCCACGAGGCAAGCGGGTTGCGTCCATAGCAACCATAGGGGCAGTGGTCAAGGCAAGTGAATCCAAGTGAGCACGAGTCTGAGCATCAATAGCTTTCTGCATATTGAAGGCCTTTTCCACTGTACCTCGCCCCAACAAGCGATTAGGCACTGTATCGTCTTGGTACGACAACACTGGCCTGTCTTTCATCATGTAAGGGTTTTCTTCAGCCTTGAGAAGCATTCCATCGTTGGCAATCACGACAATGGCCTCAACCATATCTGAGTAGTCTTCAGCCGCTGAATTCTCAGGGAACAACTCAACAATGTCTTTGTTTTCTTTCATGTTGTTCAAATACTCACGGGGTACTAACCCGTAGTACGTCAACAACAGAACCTTCTCATCTTGGTACTGGCTTACTTCTTGGGTAGGTTCAAGGTCAGTATCTTCATAGGTAGGCGTAATGTCCACCTTGCGATAGATACCCTTCTCGATACCTTGAACAACCTTGTGGATAGAGACATACTTCTCAATAGCCACGCCCATACAGTCATCAATAGATGTCCCATTAGGATCAAACAAGAAGTTCTTAGGATTAATAGGCATGATCTTCACGCCAATCCTGTCCCTCTCCATCACACCAATAGCAGCTTGACCCATCTGATTAGGGATAGGCTGAGTGGAGGGTACATACTCTTTTTCAGTCTTGACAATGATCTCGCCAATGCCTGTTCCATAGATTTCAGCCATCAATTCGATTTGATCGATAGATTTCCTGATTTTGTCTTTCTTGAAGTCTTCCATCAACTGCGCTTTAATCATCTCAACATCTATAGGGTTTCCACCTATATCTTGGATGTTGTCTTCAATGTCAAAGAAGTCGCCTTGACCAAAGATAGCTTCCATGATCTCAGCATGGCGGGTCTCTACGGCTTGTTGGGTAGCAGGGGTAACAATACGGCTACGCTCAGACTCACGGGTCTTATCTTCAGCAGCCCATTGACCACGAAAGATGCGTTCATACTCAAGCCAATCAGGGAGAAAATTTGTATCTCTGTAGTCACGCCACTTGGTGCAATGGTCAGTAACAAAAGCAGTTAGTTCTTTGTCAGCCTCAGTAGGCTCATAAAACTCGTTCTGCTCTAACTTGACTTCTTTGTCTGTTGCCATCTATATCCCCGAAATAATGTCTAGCGGTTCCCACTCATCTTCTTGGTCATCAACAAAGTATGAGGTCACAGCCAGTTGGTCAATGTAGGAAAGAGCATCGGGCAAGTCATCGTGAACACCTTGGGCAGGGAACATCAAGAGTTGATCTTTGAATTCATCCCAATCTTCCTCAGAGTTCAGCACAATGCGCCCATGCTCAAACCTTCCTTGGAGACTCCAGATAATCCTGTCAGTCTTTTTCCTGTTGCCATGCGTTAAGTCAACTATGTGCGAATATACATTATTTTTCCGCATTAAGTCTGACAAATACGGCAAAACAGCGTTTTTTAATGCTCCACGCTCAATTCCAACGCTTAAAGGTCGGTATTCCCGCATCTTTAGCAGAATCGTGGCAGCAGTCTCCCTGATGTCCCAACGACCAAAAGCAATCTCTTTGACAAACCATTTGCCATCATCAGTCACCTTAACTACAGCAATGGCGGTCTGATCTAGCCTTTTCTTGGAATTAGCCGCCTGTCTAGCCACTTCTTCAAATCCAGCCAAATCACAGGCTATGAAGTAGCTTCCAAACTCAGGCTCAGTCCCATACTTGATCCACTCCTCTTTGAAGACATCTGATCCTGCATTATCGAAAGATGCCATATACTCTTGCTTAAATGCAAAAGTTGATAGGGTCTTCTTTGCGCTCTCGATTTCACTAGGGTCGATCAAGGGGTTGTCTTTGGTGGTGAAATGCCAGCTTTTCCAGTCTGGGTCTTCTTCCGACTGCCCCAGTTTGAAAATGTCGTAGAAGAAATTGCGACCCTTTGGAGTGCCGATGAACATAGCCCTACCCTTTTTGTCTGACAAAGAAGCACGAATAACCTGTTCCCATGCTTCAGGTTTGATGTCTGCAACCTCGTCAAGCACAGCGTAGGTGAGCGACACTCCTCGCAAAGTATCTGGTCTATCTGCACCTCGGACATAAATCTTTGCTCCGTTTATCAAGGTTATGTCCATATTATTGATGTGGCTGGCTTGGATAACCTCCCGCCCTAACTCCATCAATACATCCCAAATAATCTGTCTAGCCTGACCATTGGTGGGTGCAACATAAAGCACAGCAGACCCTGCACTACACTGCAAACCCTCAATCAACAGGGTGATGGCTGAGAGTCTTGACTTACCACAACGCCGCCCTGCCGCAATGACTTTGAACCTTGTTTTATCAGCAAAAACCTCTTGTTGCCAAGGAAGGAGGCTAAAGTTCAGATCAGACATCTTTGCTTTCTATATCTTCAGCTTCTATTGTGTTTTCACCAATGGTTAGGCCACCAATGCCTGAGATCGTAATGTTTACAGCACTTCTCTGATTCTTCTCTTTTTCAAACAGAGCAACAGGAAGCATCCTATCCATACACAGCTTCAAAGCTGCCATCTGTGCAGGGTGTTCATCATCAAGGGCAATCTGAACAGTCTTTTGGACAACATTGACTCCAGCACTGTTTATCAACAAATCCTTGAGTTCCTTGACTCTCTGGTTCTCAGTCTTAGGCAACATAGCTAATGGCTTGGCATCAGCATACTTTGCCATAGTTAACTTTCCCGAACCCTTTGGGCGACCTTTTTGTTTTTTCAGTTGTTCAGGGAGTGCATCTACTACGTTCATCTTTTATCCAGTGAAGGGAAGTTAGCGCATACTTTACATGAGAATTGTTTTCTTGTATAGTGGACTCAAACGGGGGCATCACCCACCCCTCTATGCGGTTGAGCCGACCAAGTAGGATAAACGTAGTGAACCATGTAGTTCTCAAGTAAAGAGTAATCTTGAACGGGGCTGGTAGCGTGGAGAGATAGCACTGACAAGCATCTCTAACTTAGCTCCTAACGGAGATACCTTAACAGGTAGATAAACGAGAGGCTCTCCTTTAAAAGGACACACCCACTCACGGGTGTCTACTCCTGTTCGTCAACTAATCAAAGTCCCTTGTTAACTGTTAACACTACGATTGGCTTTTTCAGTACGGAGGAGGGTACACAAATATTTACACACAGCACAGCACCCCTCCCCCCCACTAAGTAAGCACCAACTAACATAAACAAGCATTCCACTATATGAAATGGTAGTGAGCGCTAACTAACTAATGGCAATCATGCACAATAATGCATAAGGGCTTGATGCACCATAATGCACAAACCTACACATACCTGAAATTCCACAATATGAAATCATTAGAGTTATTTCATAATGTAAAAAACAGGGCTGGAAATACTGTATGAAGTTACAGTATAGGGTAAATCCTAGTTTTAACTTTATTGTTTTTAATCAATGACTTAGCTCTTATCATTTTTATATGGCACGATTCTATTATGTATATATATGTAAGGGTAAGAAATTCCTTACATTTTCAACATTTTTTAAAGAGGTTTAAATATGATAAACATCACAACAATCAACAGCAAGGCACTTAATACCTTTGTCAAGCGCATGGATTATGTTACCAATGGGGTAGACATAGGGCGCTACTTTGGCACGACAAAAAGGGGCGTACACGTTGTGGCATGGGGTGACAAGCGAGACGATCAAGACACTGCTAAGATGTTGGCAGAATACTTGGCAAAACACTCAAACTGACAGTTTAGCGGTAAGCCCGAAAGGGCTTATCAGTACACTGTCGTACTATTTGAAAGGCTTCAAAATGTCTAACTTTATTGGAATCGCTCCCGAATCGCACAAAGTTGCTTGGAAAAATCTTGGATTCTATGTTGCACAACCTTGGGTTGATTGTTCATATTGTGCCGATGGTGATGGAATCGTAACCATTGAACAACGAGGTGACTTTTATCACTTAATTGACCAAGGAAAACACATTAAGAAATTAGGCGCTGACCTATCGCAAGCTCTTAAAGTGGCAGAAAATTACCTGCACACAAACTATCGTCAAATTTATGATGACCATAAGAAATGGGCTTAATTGTTGTTATATCCAGACAAGGGAATTGATATGCGTAAAGTCAAAAAACTGCTGCCCGATCTTTGGCAAATCTATGACGGCTCGGCTTTGGTCGGCTCGATGTTCAAATCTAGCGTTGACGGAAGACCTTGTTATAGAGTCGAATTCACAGAGTTAGACGATAAGGTTTGGGGTTATTTCGGTTTAGAGACTGCTAAGGCAGTTGCAAAGCATGGTTCATATAAAGATTTAAAAGGGGCTTAACATGGATAAAAAAGAAATTCTTTGGGCTATTGCTTGCGTTATTGTGTTTGCTTACATTGGTTTTTTGTTAGCATTTAGAGGGTAAGAGTTCAAACCCTTGGGCATTCTGTGCCCTTGGGCTTGCACTTTTGCAAGATTTTGAAAGGCTTAAAAATGACCAATTTATTTGACCAATTCCAAGGCGCAGACCTTGACAGACTCGCCGACTGCCTAACTGCTATCCGCAAGGCAGGGCTAAAGACCGACAAATACACACACGCAGGGGCTAATCAAAACTCGGGCAATGTGTGGGTGTGGTCTGAAGATTGGCAAGGCGCTGTTGCTTGCTCTATCGGTTTCGATGTGTTTTGGGTTTATTCGTGCCGAGAGTGTGGCGAGGAATTTGAGTTCGACTCTTATGCCGAGCTGGAAAAATTTTCCGAAGATAACGCTGAAGACTGCACAATGTGCCGCACGGAAGAGGTGACGGCATGACAAACTTAACAAATTGGTGGTCAAGCGGTTGTGGTCGCATTGAGTTACTTATTGGCTTAGATGATGCACTTGCTTGCTCTCATTCGGGACAATGTGACTCTGATGTGGAATGGCTGAGAAAGCAAACCTATATCATCGAACAATTAGACCCAATAAAACCCAAATTAATCGCTGATATTTTGCGAGAGTATGGGGCTTGGGATGATGGCGATTTAGCAGACCATGAGGCAAATTTAGATCGCTTGGTGTGGATTGCTTGCTGTGACACAGTTGAAAATGAGGCGACATAATGATCTACGCCACAATAGCCCTAATTCTAAAAATTCTATCCAGACGATAAGTTAGTAAGCACTTTTCAATTTTAAGCCCTTCGGGGCTTTTTTCTTGTCTGCCTACACCTTACCATTGCCAAGCCAAAAAACCGCCTAAAAAGGGCTATAGATCGTCTGCAGGGTCATTATCTACAAATAGGCACAAACCTACATGGTTTAAATTGTCATCAGACCGCAGACCAACACGCCAAAAGTGCGCCGCCCATCTAATGCTGATTTTTGCCCCTTCAGCTATTGAACCATCGCCAATGTGCTTGAGTGCCGCCTTTTCTTGGTCTGTGTAAAAAATGACCTGACCCTTGGTGTTAGGCGGTTGTTTTTTCTTTTTCGCCATTAATCATTTGCCTTAAGTATTCAGCAATTAAAAGGGCTTCTGCCCTGTTTATGTCCTTTTTTAGCTTCAACTTAGCTGCTGGAAACAATTTACGGGCAAGGTCTAAGGCTTCATTTTTTTCTGCTGTCAATTCAAAGTGTTTTTTCCACTTTTGGGGTGTAACCATGTGGACAGGGTAGCGGGTTAACTCACAGACTGCACTAATCACGCCAACAGCACGACCAAATGAAAATGTGCTGCTAACCCCTTGGTTTGGCATTGAATGCACCTGTTCCATGCAAATTTCTGCGCCTTCCTTTGGGTCAACAATGGACAGAATGCGACTTTTAAACACCAAGGCGAGTATGTGTTTGTCCTGATGCTCTATGTTAAAGCTGTCAAGATAACTCCCATCATGCTTAATTGCACCTAAAGCGCCCGAAACACTTCCAGGGTCTATACCTATATAAATCATAATTTAGTCTCTGTTCTTTTGAAAAAAGCCCTTACACCATAAGATTTTAAAAACGCAATAACTGTATTTATTCC